AACGTGATGATTTATATTTGTGCAGTTCATAATTATTTTTTCCTGTTAATCTTTCTAAGTGTTTTAGCAAGGTTTGCTTGTTTTACCGTTAAGGGACTATATTTATCTGGATTCTTGGTAACAGCTGATGCCATCCCAGCCACAGATTTGCCGGCTTTTTTAGCTTTTGCGGTAAAAGCTCCAGGCCTTTTGATCGCACCCTGTATCCATTTCTTATCTTTTTTTGCTGCCATTATTATTTCGCACTGCTTTAACTTTTTCTCCTGTTTTAAATTTTAGATTTTCTAAATTAAACTGGTTAGTAATATGATTATTAAGATGTGTGTCTATCTTAGCTTCTATATGCGATATATCATCATCTATATCTGCAATGTCTTCTTTTATAGAATCTAAGCGATCTTTGACAAAGCCGTGGTCACGAACATTCTCACGACGCCCCTTCTCTATGAGAAGCATCAAAACGCCAAACGCGCCAGTAACAGCGGAAGCCCATACGATTTCCATTAAAGACCAAGCAGTTCTTTGACCTTTGGTCCAGCAACTGAATCGGCAGGGAGTTTATTGGCTACCTTGAAAGCTTTAACTGCTGCGTCTGTCGCCGCGTCCTTCTGCCCATTGATTTCGCCCTTGTAAAATCCTTTTGCCTTAAGTGCTTCCTGGAGCTTTGTTACATCATCGCCACCGACTGCAGCGGGAGCAGCAGAACCTGCTGGCTTTTCCCAGTTGTTCTTTGCCATCCACTCAGCAACTGCTGGAGGAGGTGTATCACCATTTACATATCGGATATGCCATGGCTCTGAAGGAACAACCTCCCATGAGAAACCAAACTTCTTTACATTCGCAATCATCCAGTTAAGACGCTTTGGCTCTGATGCTGAATGAATATCAACAGCCAAGCCCAAATTATGCTGACTCTTACCAGGAGTAGCCAACATGGCCATACCCTTCTTTAGATACCAGGTCTTGCCTTCGAAAGACTTTGTACTCGTTCCAGCAACTGGCTCAAGCTGATATCTTTGCTTAAAACCAGCAAGCTGGCTCTCATAAGTCCTATATGTATCACCCGCTGAAGTAGGTTTTAGTTCCAAGCCATCAGCTTTTGCTGCTTCATCCATTGCATTGTAAGCAGCTGCTGCAAGCCAATGCATTTTGCCGCCAGCCTCAATAGGACGCAAAAGGTGTGCAGGCAACTTGCCTGGCTCAATGCCCTTAAGGTCTTTTGGCAACACTACTGGAACTATATAATCCCAAGCAAGTTTACTCATTTTAGTTCTCCTTAGTTTTTTTGCTAGCTTTTTTTGGGGCAGCTTTTTTAGCTGCCTTTTTAAACGGCTCTTGTTTTGCAGCAGGCGATACATTTTGTACGTACTTAGACATAGTAATAATAATCCTTGATTTATTTTATTTTTCTATTTTGAGTTTTTCTTAGGACGATTTTTTTTTCCGTCAAACATTGGGGTAGTCATACCATTTTGTATGAAGCCAGTAACCTTTTGCTTCTTGGAAGCAGCAGCTGTTGGGTCTCCTTTACTAGTCTTTTTTTTCATAGCCATTATATTATTTCTTCTTCTTCTTTTTATCTATAGCTGCCTGGATAAATGGTGGAAGCTTCTTTTGAGCGGCGGTCATGCCAGCTTTTGCTGCTGCTGGTGCTTTCTTTTTCATTGCCATTGTTTTCTCCTATTTTGATTAGTTGATTTATTTATTAACAATCCCATTTACGCAAAGACAAAGCTTTGCGAGTGGGACGACCTTTAGAATCCTTCATTGGCCCCGGCATACCGCCCATGCGAGCACAAAATGATTTGCGTCGAGCCGCTGCTTTAGGTGACTTCTTTGCCTGCTTGGATGACACTGGTGGCTTTAAGGTCCCACCTGTTTGTGCCTTGTATGAAGCACGGCCTTTAGCATTCAAGCCTCCAGCAGGGTTCTTGCCCTCTTTGCGTTGCCACGCAGCAGTCTTAGCCATTATTTTTTCCTTTTAGTTTTACTATTGTTTACTTTTGCAGACTTACGAGGCTTTGGGGCGCTCTTCAGTTCCACACCATGTAAAAAGTTATTTTGACCCATCCTGGGGCCAGCTATATAAATGCTTTTTTTCATAACCATAATTAAATTATTCCTTAAAAAGTTTTAACTAAATTTTCAATAGCTATATTTCTTGGCATTGTGTTAGAAATCAGTGTGGTTTTTTTAAACCATTTTAAAACGATATTATATCTAGTACCGCTTTTTACCTGATTTACAGCATGTAAGTACATAGAATTTGTTGGAAACGTAACAACTTCTCCAGCCTTAGGGCTTATCGTCAAATCGTATTCTGGGAATACAATCTCCCCACCTTCATAGTCATCATTCAAATAAACTAAAGAAGAATAATCAGATAAAAATCTAGGTATGTGCGTATGCCAATGAGGGTCTGAACCGTTTATTTCTAAGGCCAATTCAGAATTATTATACTCACTGTCAGAATGCATAGTTTGAAAATCTCCGATAGACCAAACCCTACCCCATATTTGGGGATCACAAACCAATCTTTGCCCATACTTATATTCAAGCCTATCTTTAACTTGATTAATTAAGTTAAATAAAACTGGTTTAAGATCATCAGAAATAAAAAAATATGGCACTGCTTTCACAGTAACAGGATCGCCGTTTGGATAATAATCACAACCTAAACCGTTTGGCATAAGATCGTCCCAGTCATCAGGACACTCCATGTGTCCCAATAAACTGCGAACGTCTTCGGTTGATAATACATTATTGTTAACAACAATGTTGTCTACAGAACCAATACCCATAGCAACTATTTCTTCTGTCTCTTCTCCAAAGCTTCAGCTATATCAGACAACTTAAATATTATCTTCCAAAAAAAATCAGTTAGACTAAAATATTTTTTACTCATTATTTTTTTTCTTTTGGCTTATCTGACGGAGGTTCTCCTAGAACCTTAACTGGAGCTGCGTTACCTTTAGAAACTTTTCTAAATTTAGCTAAAGACATTTATTTAGCAGACTTTTTTGGACGACCCTTTTTTGCCTGTGTTGATTTTGCTGCGCGAGCAGCGTCTTCTGGACGAGGACCGACCTTGCTTGGCTTAGGAGCAGTAGCTTTCTTTGCAGCTTTTGCAACTTCTTGCTTTGCATCTGCAACTATATTCTTAGCTGCATCTTTGGCTATTTCGGCTACAGCGTCTGCTTGGTTAAGAAGATCATCAATGATCTTAGCTTGGGCTTTTGCCATAGGTCCGTCTGCTTGTATTTTTTGTGCCTTAAAGATTACTTGCTTTATTTTGCTTGCCATTTTCTTAAACATGTTACCTCTGTTTTTGTCTTGTGATAATAATAGTAATATTATATATTATATAATTATAATTTGCAACTAGCTCTTACTTGTTACCCTGTTGTGATTCTTTAATTAAAGAATATCTGTCGCCAGTTTCCTTAGAAACAACAGAAAACCCGTACGCAGCTGCGTCTTCTATGGCCAACCTAAGACCTTCTTTATCCTCAAACGAGGCGTTTGGCAGTGGTATTGTTACCGCGGCGTAGACGTCAATGTTCTCAAAGTTCCCAATGTTTATTTTTCTGTTTACCCCACAAATAAAGACTGGCGATGTTGTGATAGCCAAGTCTGCGGAAACAGAATTCATTACATTGTCTATCGGAGAATCAAATGAGGATGATTCTTGGGCACTTTTATTAATCTTAGGCATTGCTTTTGATTCCTATTCCGAGGCACTCTAGTGTTGCCGCAACTTGTTGTTCCAAATTCATATTGTTTGTATCTATAACGGCAGAGGCTACTTGCTTAACTTCTTCTGCTTCCATCTCTGAACTATGTCCAGACTGTTCGCCACTCATTATAGCACCATCTCGCTTCAAAATGCGTTGATCAAGAATTTCTTTATCTGCATCAAAACTTATGACAAATCCATTTGGCTGCTTAAGAATGTTCTTGGCTTCGTTTAAATAACGCACATCAGACACTATAATGCACAGGGGATTAACACTGTCCTCATCATGATTCTTTAAATAATTTCTATATATTTTATTTGCTTTTATAATCGCCCAGTTTGCAAAACAGTTTTCGTCGTACTCTCTACAAATATCACCGGCTTTTTGCAGGAACGTTCTAGGCTTGATGCCCTCTTCTTCCACTGGGGTATTGTAGATCTGCTTTACTTTTTCGATAAGGGTATCGTAGTGAGGCATGTTGCCTATAGAGGATCCTCCATAGACCTCATATAAAACTTCGTGAAGAGAAAAAAGTTTTCTTGATTCTTCATTAAAGCCTATTATGTTTTTCTTTATTGATGCCATCTCATAAAGTGGAAGAGCATAAAAAATATGATCCCAATTTATTCCAAACTTTACAGTTTCCATTGAACCTTTTGGTATTATTGATTCCGCTACAGAAGTTTTTCCACTTCCAGCTTTACCGGATAGGCCAAGTATTATTGGTTGGTTGTTAACAAATTTTTTCATTCAACAAGTATAGCAGAAAATTATTGCATTTTTTGATTTCTGATTTCTAATTCGTCCAGAAAAGCATTGGCCAACGCATCGGGTTCCCAGACAAAAGATCTTGGGACTTGAATCACTCTAAAATTATACTCTGATTTTATTTCCTCTATAGTCATCAACAAGGGTAGCAAGAGCCTATTCTTGCATTCCCACTTGCCATTTATTTGGTTCGCGACCACAGCTGAATCAGTATAAATAATAGGATCAGATAAATCAGCCATAGCGGATATTAACAAGCCAGCTATAACAGCTTCGTATTCAGCTTCGTTATTTGTTCTTGGGCCAAG